TACTGCTTTTGTCGCCTGAGTTGCAACATCATAAATCGATTTTTTAGTTAAGTCGCCAGTTCCAAGTCGCACATAGCCCTTGTCAGTTGGTTGGGCGTTCAATGTAATTTCCACACTTGGATCATCACTCGTTGTCTGAGATAGCTCAAAATCCACACTGACTGTTGCTTTAAAGAAATGCACATCGTTTTCATCAGTTTCAGCGCCCTTTTGATGCATATTTACTGGCATTTCAGCCACTTTTACATTTTTACCACCAAAAGTTACCGCGCCACCGCCAGCAGTACTTCTTGTATAATATTCAGGGAATATTTTACCCAAGAAATCCAAACTTGGAATAAAAAGTGTAAAAGTTGCCTCCGCAGTATCCACTACATTAGTTCGGCGTTTCGAAGTTCCCGCTTGAGTGTCTTTTTCAACTGTTTTAAGAGCGATTTTAGTTTTAATATCGCCCAAAAGATCCGCTGGAATTAGCATATCACCAAGAGCCATTTCCCAAAGACCCGCTTGTAATGTTTTTTCATATGTCGTTGCCATATTTTTCCTTTCTTAATAAATTATCTCTCCACTTATTGAATAAACCACTCTTCCTTGGCTATTCTCTCCTACATTCGAAATCGTAGAGGGTGGCATAATCGCCACATTTCGAACTTTTTTACAAATTCCATCTACAGCTGGTAATTCATTAACTGCGTAGTTTTCTCGCAAGAATTCAGCAACAGATTCAAGTTTTTTTAAACCCTCAACATCGTTCTCGCCAATACTGAAAATCTCATAATGCTGAACTTTTCTCTTGCCACGCTCTCCATTCACTGATATATTCGAGATATACAAGCCGGTTTTACCAAGGCCAAGCTTCTGCCAGAAAAGGTTTTTATCAATCTTACCAAATCCGTTATTTTCAAGGAGTTTTAGCAAATTTAGCGTAATCATTTATCTCCTTTCATAATTATAAAGCCTTCTTTCTTGGTTTGATTACCAGCTCGTTCCAAATAGTTTATCGTTGCTGGATTTTTACGGTTTTCAAAGTGCCGTCGCCGAGCATACGGTATTCGACTGTCACCAAATACCACAGAAACCCCATTTGGTATTTTTTCCACTCGACCATTCATTTTTAGATCACCAGATAGAACAGGGGCAAGCATTCGAGCTCGACCAAGCGTTTTTTCCGCCTTAGCCTCAAGCTCTTTTTGCATATTCAATCGCTGAACTTGCAAATAAGCTTTCATTTTGCTGTTAAATGTCACTTTAACTTTCGCCATAGCTCGCCCTTTCTAGGGTTAATTTTAAATGTTCCACTTCATTAGTATCAAAATTCTTGCCTTCGCTCATCGCAATAATAGTGTAGGTTTTGTGATTTATTCGAATACCATTACCAACAGCATCTACTGGAATATCTTCAGGTTTTACGAACAGTGTTGAATTTTCTGCAAACTCTTCACCGTTCGTGCCTCGTTTCATCCCAGATTTTTCACGAAACACACCTTTTCGGTTCGTCAGCTCTTCTTCAATCGTGTTTCCGTAAACATTCCCTCGATTAACTCGTAAAAATGAATATTCCGTTTCAGAAAAAGTGTCGAATATCCTCATAAATAGTCTTTCCGTGCCGAATCCCGCCACCACTAAGTCTATATCGTGCAATTAAATCTGCATTTTCTTCACAAAATAGAGCGAAATAGTTAACATTATCCTTAAAATCCACACTATAGCCATCTACAGCTTTTCTTGAGATACCCGCATCGTGGTTTCGTTCCAACTCACTGATATTAAACAATCGCGCATACAATATCTTCAGCCCCGATGTCCAATCAGTCGCAGAATCAAACCCACCATTCAGCAGTCTATTCAAGCGTTCTGAAGTTAACTCATTTAAAATTGCAAAGTTCTGCTCTTCATAAGAAGAGAGAGGGCGTCCGATTAACGCCACAATCTCATCTTTTGAAATCGGTTGTTTCATCTTTAACCCTCTCTTTCAAGTCTATTAAGCCACAGCAGGATTTTTAATTGCTACACCAGCTTTAACTTTAGTCAAAGCACCACCAGCGTAAATCTCTTGTAGATATTCTTGTTTGTTCTGACTCAATGAGAAGTTTGTAAATGCTTCAATTGAGTTATCACCTACAGTTTCGTAAGCATCACCTACAAACAATACAGCCTGGTAACCTGCAGCGTTTGTTTTGTTGAACCAGCTAGGTGTGAAGATTTCTTTAAGCTCAAATGTTCCAGCAAGATCTCCACCAAGTGGTAATACCAAAGCACCGTTCTTAGTTTCTGAAAGTTTCAAGTCTGCTTTAGCTGATTTTGAAAGCACAGCGTAAATAGGACCTTCAGCTTCGATTTGTGCAGCTGCTTTGATGATTGATTTGTAAAGTGGTTCATCTTTTGCAGGTGTATATTCAGTTGCAAATGTTCCGCTTTTAGCGTCTTTCAAGATTGACACAAAGCTTTCAATTACATCATCACCACCAGCAGTTCGACCATCACCAAGAACAATAGCTCGTTCAATTTCTGTGATGATTCGTTTTGGCAGAGTTTCAAGAACGAATTTTACCAAAGCGCCAGTATCTTGATTTTCGCGGATATCTTCTTTATTCAAAGTAATGTAGTCATAGATATATCCAGCACGAATAACTCGATCTGTAAATGTAAGCGACATTTCCTTTTTAGTTGTTCCGCGTTTGTGTCCTTGAGCGCGAGCTCCAGCAGTTTCAGCATCGATTCGGCGAACTGTTAGACCAGTTTTATTAACTACGTTCCAGATAGTTCCAGCTTTTTCAATTCCGTCTGAGATAGCTGATACCAAAGCACCAGGTAGTAACTGCTCAACGTTAGTAATACCCTTGCTTGCTACTTTAGCGCTCCAAGCTTTTTTAACATCTTCAGATGATGCACCAGCATTATCTTGTAAAACGTTTGCAAAATCTACTACAGCACCTTTAGTGTTTAGATAATCTGTTGTAGCCTTTGAAACTTGTGAAGGCATTGCTGAGATAGCATCTTTCGCAATTTCTTTATTCATTTCTTCCTCTTTCTCTTCGTTATAATTATTATTTTCGGTTGAATTTTCAGCCTGCTCAACCTCAGGTTCATCGTCTGCTACAACTTCAGGATAAACTGTAGTTGTCGCCTCTTTTTTCAAAACTTCTGGAGTTTCTTTTTCTTGGCTCATTTCATCACCTTTCAGAGATTTTACGGCCAAAAGCCTTGCTTCTCTATTGGCTCCGCGGAAAACCAAGCTCACCTCAATAATTTCAGCGTTACTAATCGTTTCGCTTTCAAAATTGTAGTCAAAATCTGACATTGTAATCGAGAACGCATTTGAAAGGTGTCCTTCTTCAAGAAGTAGCAGCATTTCTTGTGCTATTTCCCGTTTTGAGATGCCTGCTTCAAAAATCAGCTCACCATTTTCGTAGAAAGCACTACGCACTGAACCAATTGTGTCCCGAACATCACCAGAATGGTTTAGAATCAGCGGAATATCCACTAAATCATTCACTCCTTCTGTTGGAATTGCTCCAGCTCGAATCTCACCACCTTGCTTTAAAGGTAGGCGCAGACTCGCAACGTCCACTTTCTCGTAATGGCGATCTTCGTTCACACTTGATGCTACAAACCTAATTTTTCGCTCCTCATTTTCTCCCACGGACTTCGAAATTTCAGTTTTCAGCTCCAGTGCTGTTTTCTTAACTTTTTCTGCCATATTTCCTCTTTAAATTTACTATTACAAATTAATATTACTAGTAAATAGTCGAGCTATACAAAATAATTAGGTAATATTGACTTTTTAGTCAAAATGCGGTATAATGAAAATATTAAGAGGCATACTCTTGTGCTGGATAGCACTAGGGCGATGCCTCTTTTATTATTTCTTAATAATTTTATCACCAAGTATTACGTAAAATTCAAGATTTCTTATCGAGGTTTCGAATTGAGCTTTTTTAATAATCTTTTCCTCTGTCTCGAATAGCTCTTTCAAATCAAAGACAGCAATACCGCCTTCTCCAGTTTGTTTAGCTACCTTAGAACTGGCTTTCTCGATAGCTCGCAAGGAACTCACGCTCTTAATATCAGCTTTTATTCCATTAATCATTAGGTCTGGTGTCTTCACCCCATTAGGCTTCTCGACGCGTCGTAAAGAATATACTTTTGCATCAAGGCTATGTGATAGAATTTTAGCAACCTCTTTTTCTCGTTTATTCAGGGGTTCATTTCTATCAAAACTAAAATCTTTCCAGCCTTTACCATAAACCTCATTAAATTTCTCGGCTGGTAATTCTTCAATCTCAACACTCCGCCAAGGTTCATTATTATTTTCTTCAATCCCAAACTTCTCCACACAAGAACAGTTAGGGTGCGCTCCCGCTGTGTCAATATCGGCGTAATCATTAACACGGATTTTCGATTTACCAATTAGAATTCCACCTTTTTTAACATAGCTTTCAGTTACATTAACTCGCCGGCCGTCCATTCCACGACAATATTTACATGGATTAGCGCTCACTACCACCCACTCTTTATAAATCTGCACGCCAGATTCATTTTGGATTTGCACGCCAGCCTCCACACCAGCCAAGCCGTGTGCTCGGTGTGTTTCAGTGCGAGCTATTCGCTGAATTCGCCATTCTTCGGTTTTTGTTATATCTCGCAAGCTACGAGCTAACTGTTCCTTATTCCAATCTTCTATTTCTGCTTGAGCAACTCTGTTAGCAATCGACTTGGCCGTATCTTCACTAAAACTCTTGGTAAAATCAGCTATCATTTCGTCATAATGTTTTTTCAGCTTGTCAGAAAGCTTAAATTCAGTCAGATCATCAGTCGATATGTTGTTTTGTTTTAATATCGAGGCAAAATCACTCCAAGCCACCACACCACGGGTTACCAGCACGCTCAGCAATATCACCTTTATTCTTTGCTTAAATTTCTCACGATCTTTATCGCCAAGGTTAAAATCTTCAAAATCACTATCAATAGCTCGCTCAATCTGTTCATTGGTCATATCACGAAAGACAGTTTCCAGTGCATTCTGGTCTTTATCTTTTTGCTTTTCGTTTTTTGTTTTCGTATCAGCTTTTAAACAGTGATGATCTCCGCACTCATTACAGATATGCGCGCTTTTTGCGTTTAAATCTTCTGGCGATTCTTCAACTTCGCCACCGTCATCAACTTCAGGCTTATCATTCTCAATTTTTAGTGGAGTTTCACCCATTTTAAGTGTTTTATATCCATTCGAGAGCTCAAATGCATCAACTATGCTATCTAATGAATAGCCCATATCTAGGCCAGTCTTAATTAAAGTTAATTCAGCCGTTTTACGCTCAGCCTCAATCTTCTCTTCTTCAGCAACACCAGGAATATCAAGGTCAAAAGTTATCGCAAAGCCCAATCCACCTGTAATTCGGTTTAATTGATGCGTAAATTCACTCCAAATCCGTGTCGCAAAAGGCCTGATCGTATATTTAATAAAAATCTGTTCATCTATTCGCACACTGGCATAAGTGTTGTTATCATTCACACCTCGAACACTTGCAGGTACACCATAGATACTGTCAATTTTCTTATTGGCTTGGTCGAATAAGCTTTTTAAGTCAAGATTCTTATTACTTTCAGAAAACGGCACCCACTCAATCTGAGCATTAACTGGCTTACCTGTTGCGCTCTCAATTGGGCGATGGACATAAACCACATTATTATTGTTGCCACTGCCACGATGTCGTGCTTGTAGATTATCGACAATATTATTATATTCTTCAACACTGCCAGCAGTAATAATAAACTGTCCAGCTGGTACAGCGCCATTTTCAAAGTAGCCAGCTTGATAGCTTGCAATATAGTCATCAATCGATGCCCATTTTCGAGCAGCATCAGTCGGACTATATCCTCCGCTCAAATCATATGGATTAACCCCACTTCGAAGTTCAATAATTTCATAATCAAAATACTCATTAGAACCAACTCGATAGCGTTTCTCTTCACCAACATAATATTCAGAAACTCCCTCAAGAATAGTAAACCCCGCTAAATTTTCAGGAGTAATCTTTTGTCCAGTTATCGGAGTACCGTGTTCATCATAACTCCAAACCAAAACATAAACCTTAGGAAAAACCAAACTTAGGAGTGCTAAGGCTTCACGAAAAGTTGCACCACTCATTTGTTGATTTGGGTGATATATTTTATTCATCACCACCGAATCTTGAATTGTTTTACCGTTATTATCTATTACATACGGCCTAATTGTCATAAATTCATTTACAATTCGTGAAATAGACGGATATGAGTTGTCATATGATAGCCCTTTATAGAATGTATGCGCACCTAACATTGATTTTGGCCGATTAAAAGCGTAGTGCGAGGCGCTCTTCCTTTTTATATTACCGCCGACCAAACGGCTAAAAAAATCTCTAAACATATTTAAACTATAAGTTCAAATAGTCGAGTAAAACAATTAAATTAATGGTATACTATAGATATGAATAACACACCAAAACCAACACCAGAGTTTAACCAACTACTTGGAGAAGCCGACTATCTTATGAGTATTATTTCTCTTGAAATCCAACGTAGGATAAATTATTTCAACCCCATTTCTGAAGAAATGGAAATATTCGAAAAACTACCAATAATAAAGGAAAAAACACATGCTAACTTAAAGTTTTGTAGTGGAAACAGAAATCTAAAAGATAAATTCAAGGAAACTTTAGAAGGACAACAAATAATTTTTGGCGGATACAAAACAGAGAAAGCAAAAGAAATATCCGATAGATATGATGAAATTGTCGAAAAACGTAACAAAATATTTCACAGCTTTCCGTATTCAATCGATGGTAAATATGTTAAAAAATATCGCAACCTATCAAAAGGAGAAGACATAATAATAGATGAGGATTTTTTACGTGATTTCATACGACAATGCGAAGAGCTCATAAATATTTTGTCCAATCCAGATTTTAATTCGGTTGTTCAAGAATTCGCAACAGCCATAAAAGAACAGCTAAATATCATTAGCTCAGCCGTATCAAAATTTAATTTAGCTTTTAAAGAGTCTAATATGAGTAATATAGTTAAAATGGCAGATTTAACCAAAAAAATATCAGAAAAACCTACCTCACACCGGCATAAACAATAGGCTTAGGTTTTGGCGGCGTATAATAACAAAGGATGCAGGCATCAGCCAAGTCGGGGCTTCGATTTCCCCGTTTTTTATAGTCACCTTTACTTTCCACTGCTCGCTTGCCTTTTTTATCCATACTCCAAGTTCTGGTTGTTAATTCTTGGAGTAAATCAGTATTATTCGGTAGTTGTATTTCATCAATCACGCTTTGCAAATGAAACCACGCCTCGCTAATCCAGTTCGGATATTTGTCATTATTAACCGCTTTCTGCGCAAAGTTAATGCCTTGAACATTGTAATTTTTAGCTAACAACTGATCAGTCACACCACCACCAACTCCCGTGTCGTCAATTTTAATCAACACTTCCTTATCTAATTGCGCGAACTGCTCTATTTTCTCCACAAGTTCATTAGTTCTGAGCTTTTCGTAAACCTTAAAGTCAATTGTCTTTAGGCCTTTACGTTTCCATAACACAGAGCGGTCATCACCAAGCCGTGCCACATCAACACCTATTTGAACTTCGCCGTCATCTTCTATTTCTCGATCCATAGCATTTAACACTCGATCACGGCTTAAAATAGCGTTTTCGATTTGCGAAAGTGGCTCACCAAGCCAAGTATGGGCGAACTCTTGCGGGTTATTTTTCTTGTCGTTTTCCATTTCAATTCGCATCACTTCTGGGAAAAGCCCATTCTTTTCTAACACATCATAGTTCACTTTAATTGCATAAGTATTATCTGGCTTTTTCATCACATATTCAACATAGACTGGATCACGCTCAGTATCTCGGTTAAAGGTAAAAATAAGCCTTGAATTATCTTTACGCACAGTGTTTTTGAGTAGCGTAATAGAACGTTTCGTAACCGTGCTTGCTTCTTCAACCCAAGCCTCATCAATGTTTGGTATAGATTTCAAGCTTTCCACGTTATCGTGTAAACCTTTAAAAATCCACTCACTTTCAGTTCTTTTATGTTTTATAGAATCATTAGTAATTATAAATTCAGTTTCAAAGCCATATTCAAAAATAATAGCTTTAACTAAAGCATGCGTTGAATCTTTAATTGAGTTTTGAAATTCTCGACAGTTTAAAAATTTCAATCTCTTTTCTCTTGCTCTTAAAACTTGAGAAAGGGCGACATCGTGGCTCTTTCCGCTTGAACGACCGCCATAGAAAACAAGGTTTCGCCATTTGTTTTCTTCGAATAGTGGCTTAAATTCAATCGGAACTTTAACTTTCTTTCGGATTATCTCCATTCACAAACTCCAATGTTGCAACAGTCAGCGTTTCGCCATTAGATACTATATCTTGCTTTTCGCTAAACTCCGTTGTAGTCTTCGCAATAAACTTAGCCGTATCTTGCGCTATCTTTTCATCTTCACTGTCCAAGCTCTTATCTAGCACTTTTTTAGCTTTACGAACAAGCTTGTCTTTCGAAACACCTTTTCCACCAATTTCCACCACAATATCTTCTAGCCATTCCAAGTTTTTAACCGTAATATTCTTCGCGTATTTTTCAGAAAAACCAGCACGAATCGCACTTTGTAACGCATTCCCAAAAGTCGGAGAATCAGGCAAATAATAATACATACCAAATTTAATCTGCTTTGGTGAAAAAATCCGCTCTTTACCTTTTTTTACTTTTTTAGTCGCCATAACCAATCTTTCTAAGCATATCTTGTTTTTCCTTTTCTGAATAATAATCAGCCGTAAGTCTTCTCGTCCAAGTCCCTTTTTCTGAAATAAAATTTATTTCTTGATTATCAGATTTTGGCTTTGGTATTTTAGTTCCCATAGCGTAGCTTACGCCATATTTTAACCCAGCATCTAGTAAGCGTTTAACTGTTAAGTGTTTCTTGCGCTTAGCTATTTCAGAAAATGGTTTGAAATTTTTAGTGTAATATCCTTTTGGAGCAAACCAGCGGTGAAAAACCAAAATCCCCATTTGGCTCTTAACATAAATTGAATGTTTATCGTAAAAAACAACTATTGAGTCATCTTCTAATTTACGAATTAGTATTTTTGAACTAAAATTAGGATTAGCCATCGTCCACCTTTCTGCTCAAAAATAAAATGAGCACACTAAACAATCTTTTCGACTGATAGTGTGCCCATTATTCCCTTATGTATATTATAGCATATTTATCCGAAAAACACAAGCAAAATAACTACTAGGGTTGCTCCGTTATTGTGTGATGCTTATTTTGAATTTTAAGTTCTCGATTATAATTATATTTCGTAAATATTGAATTGGCCAATATATCACTAGCTTGTATTAAGAGATCTTTTCTTGAATCCTTCATCTTTATCCTTACAACTAACTTTCCGTAGAAGATCGGATTTATCGGGGCACTTCCATAATCAAAGTTTTTAATTCCATTCACAAACTCTTCATGTATAGAATCGCTAAGGTCGTAAAGCCCATTACTTTTCGTGTGCTGTTGATCAATATTTATATATAATGTAGTGTCAAGATCTTGAAATATTTTATTATCCCTTATTAGCTCTTGAAGCTTTCGTTTAAGCCCTATTTTTAAACAATAATCTTTATATCTACGAATTGATTTCTTTGAATTTAAGATTCTAGAAAACACTTTATCAATATCTATTACCACAGAAAAAGACTCATAGTTATCCATGCGCTTATTTAAAAATCTTTTTTGTCCACCGTTCAAGATATAGGCCTTTAATTCCTCGCGACTACCTAACTTTTTAGCTATTTTATCGTGCGCAGAGCGATAAGACGCTAGAGCTGCATCTAGCTGAGAATTGCCAATAAAAATATACCCAGAATACACAAAATATCTATTCCCGCCATTTTCATGGAGGACTCCAGAATCATCAACATAAACAAATATTTCTTGGTTATTCATAGATATATTATACCACAAAAAAGAAGGCTCAGTGAGCCTTCTCCACTCTAGACGGCATCAAATAATTAAATGCTCAATCTATACGATCGAATACTAGAGCGTACAACAGTGCTACTCGCCTGTGCTTACATTGTATCAAACTTCTTTCAAAAAGTCAATACTTACATAAGCGCAAATTCAACCACCTACCACAATCAATTTCATCTATTTTAATACCCAATCTGGATTTTCCGTCATTCTTATATTCTTCCATTTTTCCTCCTTATACTATTGAGACAAAGCAGAAACACTTGAAAATTGCTTATGATCGTGTTGAGGTGCTTGTTTCTGTCTATCCCTCAAATCTGAACATAACTTGCATGTATGACAAAACCATGCCCAAAACTATTATCATAACTACCACATTATTATTTATAATTTTAATTATGCTCAGGTTCGAGGGGCGAAATCTCTTTCGCCACTATTATAAATTTATGACATATTATATTTTATAAGCAACCGTTTTTCGAACGGATAAAATTAGGTTTTGCGACGCCCAGTTTAACGCCATATGACAGGGCGAAGAATTAAGCCGCTAAAGCAGTTTTAGCTTTACCACGCTTAGATTTTAGACCACCGATTCTTCCGGCCCTTTTTGCAAGTTCACGGTTTGCAGCAAATCCACCAGTTTTACCGACCTCTCCACCTTTACGACCCATTTCTTTATAAAAATCCTTGCCGTATCGCTCTATATTTGTTGCAGCGGCTTTCAATCCGCCAGCTTTTGTTTCTGCCATTTATTATCCTTTCTTTGTTTTCTTTTTCTGCTGACTGTCTAAGTATCTTTTTCGATCTTCTTCAATCTTTAAAGCTTTTTTAATTTCTTCAGGTGTTTTTTCGAAAGTTCGCGTTTTGTGTTCCGGAACTTCGAATTTTTTGTTGAATAATTCAGCACAAGCTAAACCTCGATGTATCGCTTTCATTCAGCAGGAATCACCTTTACGGGAATTAAAGTTTGGCTATTTTTAAATTGAATTTCAATTTTCATATTCCTCCTTATTTATTGATAAATATTTCAACCTGTTTAGCGCCGTTTTTGAGTAGCCAATTTCGAGCATATGTTGCATCGTTTATGGTCTTATAGTTTTTGGTGCGTTCAACACCTTTTTCATCTATCCATTTAACAGTAAAATCATTCATTTCTTCTATTCTTTCTCTTTGAAACCATTTTGCTGATGTCAGCAATATGGTCTTGACTTCAGCCCTACAAGGGACGAT